GACCTTAATAAGGTTCTCGATTAACTCTAAGCGATAGAAGTATTCATCACCAAGTTCATAGCCAAGTGTGCGAGCTTTCTCTTTGCGAGCGTATCGCTCGCCTGCTCTACGCATGAAAGTAGAGAATGCTTTGTATCCCTGTTTGATTTCAATTGGATCTTCACGGATTAAATACTCTGCCACTTTATCTTTACGCTTCCATGCATACTCGTTCATAGCTTGGCGTATGTCATCTAGTTCAACAAATCTATGGTAACGCTTGGATAAACTCCAAGCTAAGGATGTTGTTATCTCATTAACCTCACTCCATATAGGGTGACTTCTATCTAAATCAGACATGGTCTTTAGTAAGATATGCATGGGCTGCTAGTAGCAATTCAGGATCGTCATCGAATAAACCTAATACTCTATTGTGAACCGAACACAAGAGACCCCGCACCTTGCCAGTCTTGTGATCATGATCAATATCAAGAGCACGATTCGCAGTTGACTTTCCACAGATATAACATCCGTGGTTTTGTTCTTCAAGCATACGATTATAATCATCAACGCTTATCCCATACATTCGGATGCGTGAGATCCGTTGTTCTTCGTAAGTCTTATTCCGATTTCTTGGCATACTTAGCCCATACTCCACGCTGCACCATCAATGAAATGATTGCGTAGTTTGCAATATCAACAAATGAATCTTCTAAAGATTCATTATTAGGTTTAACATTCTTGTATATCAGATTCTTTAATCGCTCCAACTTGTCTGACATACGAACCATTAACCCATTGGTTGCACCACCAGGTGCATTCCAGATATTGAATGGACCATAATCTATTTGTTTCTTTACGAGAATTGCCAGCAACTCATCATATATTTTTTGAGCATCCTCTTCGAACTCGAGGATTAGCTGGTCAGATTTTTCAGTCGCCAACGGAGCACCTTTCTTAGTTAATTGCATTGACTAGGTCAGTCAATGCTTGTGCTCCTTGAGTATTAATTATACTGTTAACATCGCTGTCTGGTGGTAGCGACACACGGACAGCCTGTGGTATTGCATCTTGTAATCTTCTAGCTAATTCTTGCCCAGGGTTTGAGCCATCTTCTTTAGCATCATTGTCGGTGCAGATTACTACAGTTCCTATCCCATCAAAACATCGGGCAAAGTGGGGCTTCCAAGCGTTAACTCCTGCAACAGCCACAGCAGGATGACCAATAAGTGTTGCACTGATCGCATCTATCTCCCCCTCTACTATTAAAACCTTATTGATTGCATTAAGTATTGCATCAACATTGTATAGGTGGTGCTTCTGACCAGTAGGTATCATGTACTTAGGATCGCCACCATCTATACGACGGAACTTGAACCCAACTACACCAGCCTCAGTTATGTATGGAATAGACAGATGATTCTTTAATCTATCCTCATGACCAGGAGCCACCTCTGCTACATATCCAAGCATGAACTTACTAGCACCATCAAGAATCCCACGCTCTTTTAGATAAGCCTCTGCTGGTGAACCAGCAAGGCTCTCGTGGTATTGCTTTGCTGCTCTAGTCCAGAGTTCAATTAGCTTTGGATTAGTTCTCATCCCACTCCTGCTTCGCCCACAAAGTAAAGTTAATATAAAATATTATTAGGTCTACCCTTAATACACGAGCATCTACATACTCAATGATGTCAAGAGAATCTAAGTCTTCATAGGCTGACACCATAGTATGGTATTCAAATCCCAATCCCCAGCAATAGGTGCGATTAAACCCTGTATATATACTCAGTCTTCCCATTACTTCTTCTCCTGCCTATGCATTATGAATGGAGGTGCAGTATACACATCATTCTTTGCTGCTATTTGCAACGCCTTGCGCCATGTTGCGCCTTGTTGGATTGCTCCAACCGCATATGAAGATCCAGATCCTATCCCATATACCCCATCATCACGAAGAAATACCGAGAAGGTATCATCTATCTCATAGATGATTCCATTAACCGCAATTAAAAATAAAAATTCATAATCTTCAGACTTATCATCTGGCACCCAACCATTATCTTTTAAAGACTCACGCATACTTGGAACTATATCTGTAATCATAAAATGATATTGATCTTTGATTGAAGGTGGTAGTGCTGGTGGTTTCCAGATATGTTGAATCGTATCGCATGGCATAGTTGTGCCAGCTCCTGCAATTAAATACTTACCACGCTTAGTAATCTTTGTAATGATCGGATGAGAATAAGGTCTACCCTTTTCAGTAGTAGTGCGTGAGTCTGCAGCAATGACACAGTAATCCGCTTTTTGTATACCAATTATAGTTGTCATCACTTACGCAATCTTGGTGGTGTCCACCGTCCATTAGTTCGTCGTCTGCCACGCATTGGCGTGGCAAACTCTTTACTCTTCTCTGATCCTATATTTTTTTCTGCCCACTTGCGAGCTTCTGGGTATGTTAAGTTCTCACGAGCCATGACTATCTGTATACCAGAGCCACTGCCATGACATGCATAACATACCCAGACACCCTTCTCTGAATTAACTGAAGCAGACTTACGAGAATCATCATGCACTGGACAGAGAATAGACTTCTCCCCTTGTGGCAAGGTTAAACCATAATGATTAAAAACTGCTTCTAGAAATTCAGGTTGATTCACTTAATACCAATTCCTTTCTTGATGGAACTCCCAAGCCTTGCACCAAGTTCCGTATCGATGAAGCACATACTTGTGTGCTTCTGATGTCTGTTTGAGTATGGACCACCCTGGTTTTCCCCAGAGTAACTGCCATACTCCACGAGCACCACTCGATTTGTTGTACGAGTCGATGTTGTAACGGCTCTCTTTGTACGCAATCTTCTTCGCACAAGCAGCCTCTCGTTTGTCTGTTGTTACCGTGCTTATTGCCAACATTAAAGCTTCTTCCTTGTTCAATGTCGGGAGAACTTTCTCCACTGTTAGAACTGGGGATGTGGCTAACGCTGGTGTTGATATCACTATCAACATACTTAATACGGTCATTATCTTCAACCGCATAGTTACCTCTTTTCATCTGATAACTAACTGTCACCTTGTTATCTATGTCCATTGTAACCTGCCTGTTTTAGCAGATCGACCCAGAGTTGCGCTGGCATTACTGCATACGACTCTGAGACATTTGTAGTGCCACGCTTTTTTACTAGCACCACGCCAGTCTCTGCATCTGCATGAGTCATTTCATTGTCTAACTCTTTCAGATACCCAGAGAGATCTATCTTTTTTTCATTCTTACATTCTACTACAACACCATCTATGCCATCAATATCACCAACATCATCATGCCGACCAGCACCATACGCCCGCTCAGCACAAGGGAAACCATTAGCGACTAGCCACTTGGCTACGTCGCGTTCGTATTGAGAACCTTTACGTTTACTTGGTGTTGACATAATGATTCACTAATATCTGTTCAACTTCTATACCAAGTTTTCTTCTAATTTTCATTCGTTCTCTAGGTGAAGTGCCACCCCATATACCAAATGATTCGTGAGCAATACCCCACTCTAAACAAGCTTGCATTACTGGACACTCCTTACAGATTGCTTTAGCTTTCCGTTCTTCACTACTGGATGCAGTGCTGTGTTCTTGATAAAAAAAATCTACTCCGATACCTCTGCAAGTTGCACTAGTGAAGTCTGGATATTTCATTAACAAGCACCTCTATCGGTTGTAGTTGATTAGCATCCATTACTAATCGAGTGCCGTAACCATAGTCATGTAAGTAATGATTAGCAAGAAAATTTTCTCGTGTTGTCCAACCAATAACATCAAACAAACTATCCACATGTGGAAGTTGTTTATCCCCAGAAAACTTTACAAGTACAGCCACATCTGAAACAAATAATTCTGGTGCATTAAATATTAATTGCGGTAATGTTGACGTCTTAACCTGTATAGATTTACCCAATACTGATATGAGGTCATGTCCGTTATCACCGCCAGGCGTAATCGTTTCATCCGTCGGTATCCGAAGGAGCCTAGAAGCCGCCACCTCACCCAACCTACCCATAAGATTAACGGAATAAGACGAATTGTTTTTATCAAACTTGCGATCCGTGACATCAAACTCCTTTTTATTTGCTCTCACCCTGTGGATAAACCTAAGAGCATCCATGATTTCGTCTTCAGTTAGTTCTATTACTGCCATTGGCGCATAGTCCTTGCTCTTTGTAATTCAGCAGGTGAGTTATATAAACTCATATGACTTGGCTCAACAGATAAAGTTACATAATTTTCTGCAGTTGGATCTGCCTTACCATGGCGATTCTTTACAACTGCAACTCGATACACATTACCAATAGCATCTAACGCCACACTCAACACCAATTCAGGTAAGGCTGAAACCTTACCCATTAAAGCTTTGCGTGGTGCTGGGTAGTTAGGCTTAGACATCTTCTCATTCTCAGATACATGGTGTAGAACTATGAATGCTGATTCATATTCTCTAGCCATGTAGTGGAACGCAGACATTGCATCACGCAATGCTGTCCATTCATTGTCGCTGACTGCAGCGACATTCATTAAGTTATCAATATAAATCGCTGAAGGTGGAGCACCGTGCAATTCAATCCAAGCTTCGATCTCTTCTTCAATATCTTGTAAAGAAGGAGATGGATCAAAACTAAATCGAACATGTGCTGCACCATCAGCCAGAGCATCTTCTAGGAGAACAGATGCCTCCGAGTCCATCATTCTTTCAACATCAGTTACCGACTTGTCCATTAGGATTGCGCCTGCACGAAGAGCAATCGTTCGAGAGTCAGAGTCTGCTGAAAAATAAAGGGCTGGAGTCTTGGATGTAATTGCGTACCATAAAGCAAGCATGGTTTTACCACCACCTGGTTGTGCTGCTACCAAGTGTAGTTGTGCCTGACGGAATACAACTTGGTTACCAGTGAGTTGAGGAAGAATCTCTGGAAGGGCATGCCCTGCTGGAGATTCGACACCTACTACCTGCAATAAGGTACGCATATATTACTTAGTCCAGATTGTTTCGGCTTCGACTGCGCCTACTGTAAATGGCTTTGGTCCCTTAGAAGGATCAAACCAACCTACATACGCTTTACCAGCCTTGCTAGTACCCTTCTTCTTGGCATACTTGCCACGACCATCTGGCAGATCTGGAGCATCTGGATGTCCATATGTCCATTCATTTCCATACTTATCTTTGACTACCTCAATAGATGTAGGTCCAGAGCTAACCACTGTTGGATTTAATCCAGCATTGGTTAATGCTTGTACTGTTTTATCCATTGATGTCATACCACCACGACCACCTAAAGCGATCTGTAGTTCTGTTGCTGACTTGATTGCTTCGATAGCAGCAATCATATTGGTAGCAAACTCTTGAGCACTATCACCTCGGACAGTGAATAGGTCTGTGCTGTTTAGCTTGCCTGTATATGAGAACTTAGATTCAGTCATCTATGTTCATCCTTTCTTTCCCTTGGTTGTTGGTATTTGCAGTGGGAAATCTACGGAGCCCATTGCTGGGCATTTATCTTGAAAGGAACACATCCGACATGAATCACCTACAGATGGTGGAAACCATCCGTTCAATACCGAATGGTTCATTGCACCAAATACATAATCAAAATAATCTATTGTTAAGTGCGACAGATCTATAAGATCGTCAAGCACACCTTGTCTAGTCATAAAGAATGCACCCCACTTAGGGCGTACACCTAAAGCTTTTTCAATACCAGAGGCATATAAGCCTGCCTGAATCATACCGAATGGTGTCCTGGAACCTGTCTTGTAATCAACGATTACCAAGTCTTCCCCTACTTGGTAGATCGCATCAACAATAAAGCGAACTGGTGTTCCCCCGAAGTGAACATCAGCAGCCCATTCAATTCCAGGACGACCATCAGGCATAGTAGCAATTTTCCAACCAGAAGATTCATACCATTTCTGATACGCCTCTACCTGCTTGAGCCCATCGCTCTGCCAAAACGATAGGTCTTCTCCGTCTGGGCGCGAGGTGGTCTTGCGCCCAGCGGTCTTCCACTCTGTCGAGGGAATACCAGATTTCTCTTCGGTCTCCTTGACGGCATCATTAAATACCTCAAGCCACTTCTGTGTCAAATCAATAGAGGTCATTGTCATCTTCTTCCTTGTAATCAGGATTATCCACAGGGGTAGGTGCTGTCATTGGCGAACCACAGTTCGCACAGAAGGAATCAAGAAACCACATAACCAATTCATAGTTGCTAAAGATTGCACGAATAACCTGTATGTTTGATCCACAATTGATACACTCATTACTTGGTATACCACGCTGGTCAATTGTCAAGTTGCTTCTTGTAGAGCTCATGGTTTAACCACTCCAACATGGAGTGGACAGCAGAACCAGCAGCAAGATATACCGCAGGCTTCTCTGGAACCATAGCCACTTTGCTTAGATAGTATTTTTGAGGACAAGATTGCCAAGTAGATAACTGGCTATACGATCTATGAGGAGGAAGTTCATTCATTGTATGATAATAAACCAAGCCACTGACATTCTCTGGCAACGACACGCATGTAATTCTTACCAATAATCTGATAGGGTTGAGGGGTGGTGGGAGGGAAAGGCTCGCTCAGGCGAGCCGTGAAAGATATATGGAAGAGTTCATTAAAAGAATAGAAGATGCGAAGACGCATCTTCCCGAAGGTCATAAGGACAAAGACTGGATGGATGGGTTTAATCAAGGGTTGGATTGGGCAATAAGAATATTAAAAAAAGATAAGTCTGCTTATTAAATAAAAAAAGAGGGGGATCAATTAAGATCCCCCTCTTTTTCTAGCCCTACCATTCTGGTGGAGCAACTGCGAGCGCATCCAGCGTGGCTATATTGATGCACCCGACTGCTGGGATGTCATAGCGACGCTGCAACCCTTTTAATATTTCCTGTAGGGGAGCATCAAGCAGGTCATCTCCAGCAACATTAAGAGCTATACGAACTTTCGTTACTAGCTCACTTCTTTGATCTGGTCCAACAAGTGTTAATAATTTATTAGTGTCTATCATTGAACAGCAATTTCAGTGTCAATAGTTTGCAACTGAATAGTTACTATTCCTCCAAACCCGCTCGCAAAAGTGGGAGGTGCTGCTTGCTCAAACTGAATAGCACGGATAACACAGACTCTTTCTTCTCCACTTGAAAAGTCTTGGTATAAGACTGCTCCACCATTTTGTTCAATACGTTCAAGGTATGAGACCCTGTCCCATGGGTTTGAGTTTCTAACATTGCCATTAGGATCTCTTTCTTCTTCGTAACATAGTAGTGGTATTGTAAGTGTTCTTGATCTTAACGGTGCAGGTAATGCACGTATTTGCCACGTCTCAAGTATTGGTGATTTAGTAGCATCTGATGTATTACGTGTAAAGTTAAATGTAATTTCAAAATGATCAGCTGGTTGAACAGATCCAGATAACCCAACCTCAACTGATTGACCTAAAGGCAGGGAACCAATAGATATAGATTGATCTGTTTGATCAACCACTTCCATACCTAATACACCACCAGTACCAAGAACAGATGAAATGGTAAGATTAACTGGTTGCTTTCTTTCGGTAGTACCCCATCGAATCCATCCAGATTTTAAATAACCAGATGTAGCAAGATTTGTTGCATGTTGTGTCCACACGCCAGTTGAAGATGTTATAAATTTTAATCCAGAGTTTCCAATAAAGGCAACACCGTTAGGTGGATTACTATCTGTTACTAAATCAGCTGCATATGCATAACCGTTTTCAACAACTTGACCAAGGTTAAGACGCCACAATCCAGCAGAGCCAGATATAATTTCAGATCTACTTGCGTATACATATGACTCATCAAATGCAATGTCGGAGACATTGCCTTCAAGATTAAGTGGTCCATATGAAAATGATTGCCCATCATTTCCAATAGTTCCAACACGTAATCCTTTAGTTGTTGCAAGGATTACGAACTCATTAAGGTATGTTCTTATCTGGTTAAGTGTTTCACCTCTAGGTAGTTCTGCAATGATTGTTGGATCTGTAAGCGCAGCCAAAGGATTGGTTGGATTAATTGTATACATCTGCACTCTTGATATAGAGCCTTGTGTATAGCCAACAACAACTGATGAAGGAAGTTCAGTTATTGAATTAATAACTGCTTGAGTATCAAATGTTTGAAATATTCTATGGTTTTGATCGAACTTTGGTGTTGGAGTGCTGTATGTGCGTGAACCTTCAAACACACCAACATAGGAAGTTCCTTCTAAAGCACCGACAATAATACGTTCTTTCACATAAGAAATTGCTTGCACAGTCCAGCCACCAGATGGGTGAGTTGGTGCATCCCAAAGTTTGCGAGAAACACCAGCGGTAGTTACATCATAAATACCATTATTGGTTCCAACAATGGCATAGATTCCATCAGTTGTTAGCTTCTGTGGCACAACACCAGCAGCAATAGTTATACTGGTAATCGATCCAGTTGATTGACTATAAAATTTAAGTGTTGCATCTTGAATAAAAAATGTTCCACCATTAACCGTGGTTGGTTGATATGCAGCAGCAGAGTTATTTACATTTGTGGTTGCAGATAAAAGCTTTAGCTCACCAAGTGTCCATGGGTCAATGTTATTAGATTCATAGAATCTAAATAGATCACTAGTGTCAGCGTCGTAATATCTTTCGCCAGCACCATGATGCCATGATGTAGCAGAACGTAGCCACCAGTTAGTAAGGGATTGTTCACCAGTAGTTGAGCTCTGGTCAATACGTTCCTTCTGGTATGTCGTAGTAATACGACTAATACGATTATTGTCAGAAGCAGCGGACAGCCATGGTGTATTACCTATTGCATAACTAGCAGCAAAATCATCTCGTTGGTATCTAACCAATGCTGTAGGAATATTGGTACTAATGACAATAGGCAAATCGCCTTTAAGATATTTGTTGGTCGTTGCCACGATTTACCCCTACTTCTTAGATGGACAGTGCTGACAGCATTTAGATGTATCTTGTGCTGGGTATGCTTTCTTTACTGGTATGGCAGCAATAGCTGCCTTAACTTGATTAATAATCTTTGGTTGATTCATCCACCAAAACCAAGGAGAAGTATCGGTAGCACCATCGGCAACAATAGAAATATGTAAATGCTTATTATGAGGATTAGACCCAGTGTACCGTCTGTTTCCCAGTCTGGATTTTTCTTTAGACCAGATTTGACCTTTGAAGATAAGGTAAGATACACGCTTGTCTTCTTTAAGTTTTTCAAAAATTTCCGCACAATCAATACCATTGTCTGGATCATGGGTAAGGTCTGCTGCTAGCCCAGTATTGTGATCCGAATTGGGACTCGCTTTCAGGTGAGCAGCAGATGGTAGAAGACCATCGCTTGCTTTCTTCCGCTTTGGTTGAAGTGCCGTCGCTTGACGGAGCACAGCAAGCGCAGCAGGTGTGGCTTTCTTGGCTACAGGTTTCATTCATCTTTCTTTCCAGCGACTAGTAGGAACAAATCATCCAAGCGTCGCTCCAGTCTGTCGACGGAGTCACGAAGACTTGATCCAGAATTTGGTTTAAGTTCACCGAGGTAATGCTTTACCAACCAACGAACTGAGCCAGCAAAGCTGGCAACTATTGTGGTAACCGCTACAGCGATACCAGCCCATTCGTTGGTAGTCATTACTCTGCCCCGCGTCCGTACTCTGTGGCTGATGGATCTAGCCACTTAAGAACTGGTCCAAGGAATCCAGCTAATGCTGCAGTTCCTAGTGTCTTTGGATCTGTTACGCCTGTTAGATACAGTGCGACAGCAGCAGATGCTGCTGCACGAAACCAAGACAGTGCTGCTGATTGAAACTTTGCGTTCATTTATATCTCCTTTAAAATAGTAGATGAGCAGTTTAGCCACATGCTAAGGTGGTTTAATAAGTAAAAAGTTTTACTTACTCAGTTGCCTCGGCTGCAGCAATTGCTTCTGCAATTGCAGCCTCACGTTCATCACGACGTACATTAGAAAATACTTCGCCATCGTAATCATCGCCGATAGAAACTTTTAAATCTCCATCAACTGCAATTGCCTTGGCACCAGTTAATTCTTGTGCATGTTCAACACTTCCTGCAAGAATAATGTTTGCAACTTTATTCTCATCTTCATTAAGTACTACATACTTTATGCTGTCCATCTTAGTCTTACACCTCCACTCATTCCATTACCGCCAAATACTCCTACGGCATTTCCAGCACCAAATCCTTCGATGCCATCACCAGCAATGAAATAATTGCTGCTAGATTGTTGTCCAGAAAATCTGGCAGGGCTTCCAGCTCCACCAAAAAACCCAGTCGTGTTGCTTACTCCATTAAGGTCATCTAAAGAAGCTTGCGGTGGAAATGTATTGTAGTTAGCCAGAAACCAGACTCCGCTAGCTCCACGAGCAACCAATACTCCTTCAGGAATAAAACCTAATTTAGATTTACCTGTTATGGAAACACCAGTTAACTCTGTAGTCCAGTTAATTCCATCCGTTGATGAAGAAATACCATTAGATCCATGTGCATAAATTTTACCATCAAAGGTATTTAATGCCATGTCTGTTATACCAGAAGCAGGTGAAGTTCTTTCAGTCCATGTAGAACCATTGGCAGATGTGTAATAGAATGCACCTGCACATAAGTAGAAGAATCCATTAATAAACTGAACGTTTGTTATGCTTCGAGATGTAACTCCAAATGTATTTGTATTCCAAGAAGTTCCATTGCTAGATGAATAAACAGCAGTTCCGCTTTGTCTTGCTACTACGAAAGTACTGTTTCCAAATGCAATACCAGCAGCAGGAAATGTTTCAGGGAAGTTGGCTCGCTCAGTCCAGTTTCCTGTGCTTGCTTCGTTTCCAGCAGCACAAGTCCAGTATACGTTTGCATTTGAAGAATGAACTCCAACAGTTATTGTTCCGTTTGATGCGACACCGCTAGCTAAGTACTCATGTGCGCCACCAGTTGAATCAGATTTAAATCGGCATAAGCCATAGTTAAGACTATAGAATCCTGGAGAATAAGCCGTAGCGTTATTTGTACCCGACATTCTTCCATATACAACTGCACCTAATTCACTGCTTGTATTACCTTGACCAGTTCCCATACCTCGAGTATAGGTAGCACCTGTGATAGATCCGTTTTGGTAGTTTTGACCCGCAATTTGATAATAGTTATTTGGCGATCTAAGAGCACTTGTTTGATCAAAGTATCCACCATAAGTATTTCCCATTGAGAATGAACCATAATCAAACATTATACTGTCTGAATTTGTTCTACCATTTGCAAAGAATCTTGTTCTGGTTGGCATTAAAGGATTGAATTTTTTTGTAGCCGTACCAATTAAACCCAAACCAGCATACGTATGGAATGTAGGGCTCGATCCACCTAGGTTAAACTGGGTACTGCCACCAGGGCAGTAAGCAACAACTTGGCTTGTATTAATGGTAGTGTTACCACCTGCGCCCCCAATAACAATATTCAATGTAGGTGTATTACTTACATCAAGTATTCCTTTAACAACTCCTGCACCTGAGTTTGTATTGTTTCCTGATATTGCCAAAACTTCCATAGTTCTTACTCCAAGTGGAACTGTAAAAGTTCCTGAAGAACTAATAAATTCTTCATACTGTTGTGGAGTTGTAGAAGTTGGTGGATAGACTTGCAACGGCATTAGACGATCTCCATTCCTGATAAGTGAAAGAAGACTGAAGTTGATGATGCGAACCCAGTAATAGTCTGAGTTGCTGCTACCACCTGCTTAACATCAATCGCAACTGATGAGTTACCAGCAAGTGGAGATGCCGCTAGAAAGTTAACCCCATTGACAGCAATCGTAAATGTCTGAGTGCTTGACGTTGTGTTGGTTACCCATATGCTTGTGAGCACAGCGGTTGTAGAAGCAGGAACTGTATAAAGCGTTACGCTTGACGTAGCTGCTGCTGTTCGTGCTAGATTTCTTGGCGTGTTAATTGCCATTATTTATTCTCCTTTGTGTTTTTCATTTTAGTAAGCATCCATAAGTAAGACAACATCAATTGTATTAAGGTTGTCAGCTATTGATGATACCTGTGCGATAGATGTAGCTTCTTCCGCATTGATTGCATTTATTGCACTTGTTTCTTCTGCATTAATTGTTGCAACTCCTGATGCAGTTGCAGCAACAATATCATTGATACCAAGCATGTCTCCGATTTCGGTTAATGCTTTAGCAACATAAAGTAAGTCAACGCCTGAAAGTTGTCCTGATGAATAGTAGGCTGTTAACTCTGATTTAAACCCATCAATTTGGGTACTGAGACTTGAGTAATCTGGCATTTGTTTTTCTTCTTTCTAGTAGAGGAGATGGATTCCAAGTTCAAGTAATGTTACTTTTTCTTGTAATCCAGCTGTCGATGGAATTGCTACCCAAGATGGAGATATTCCATCTGTTCCTAAAAACTTACCAGCGTTTCCACTTTGCGCTGGCAGTGATGATGAAAATTCACTCCAAGTAACATTGGTTGATCCAATTGAAACTGGGTTGGTGGATGAATTAACATATGTCTTACCAAGATTTAATGTTCCAAATTGAACAAATACAATATCTCCATTAGCCATTTCGCCAGATGGGGCATTATCATTATCAGTTGCTCTGGTTAATACCCAAGCGGTTACACCATCTTGACCAACTGTTGTTAATGAATATATACCATTATGTATTTGATTCGTTTGGTTTTTGATAAGAACTCTATCTCCAACTACCCAGCCAGTTGATATTCCATCAACACCTGTCCAAGTACGAAGAGTGTCTGCCGTAAGCGTTGCGCCAACGCCAGATGTACCATTGCTATATGTAGCACCTAAGTTAGATGTAGATGCTGCTCTTACTGGAGCATGAAAATTAATTGCTGCTACAACTTGGTCAACGTATTGCTTGCTAGCAATACCAAGTGGAGCGGTTGGATCAGCTGCAACTAAACCACCGCTAAGGGTTAAGCCAGCAATGGTTGAGTATGTGGTACCAGATGCAATTGTTTGGCTACCAATAGTAGGTGCTGAATAACTAGTGGTGTTAGCAATCTGTACCCAGGTGGAACCTGACCATACATACATTGCGTTAAGAGTTGAGTTCCAATAGATAGCACCAACAATAAGTGTATTGCCATCATTGTCTAATGTTGGAGCGTTTGCTTTAGATCCTAAATACCTATCATCAAAATCATCATAAGATGTAGCAGCGGAGGAAGCACTTGTTGCTGCACTTGATGCAGATGTAGATGCGCTTGCTGCACTTGTTGCAGCAGCGGTTTGTGAAGTAAGTGCAGACGATGCCGATGTTGCTGCGCTGGCTTGTGATGTAGCAGCAGCAGATGCTGATGCACTAGCACTGGTTGCGCTTGTGGCTGCAGCAGTAGCACTGTTAGCAGCAGAGGTGGCACTTGTCGCAGCAGCAGAAACATTTGCAACCATTGTGCTGGCTGATGTGGCTGCGGAGTTAGCACTTGTTAAAGCGTCGGCTGCTGACGTGGCAGCAGCAGTAGCATAACCAGCAATTGTTGCAACAGATGCAGCAGCAGTTGTCGCTGATGATGCAGCAGCAGTTGCGCTACCAGCAGCAGATGTAGCAGAGGTTGCTGCACTACTTGCTGAAGTGGCTGCCGAGCTTTGTGATGTGAGTGCTGAACTTGCGCTGGTTGCTGCTGATGATTGAGATGTCAACGCAGATGAGGCTGATGTTGCAGCCGAAGTCTGTGAGGTTAATGCAGAAGAAGCAGAGGTAGCAGCAGAAGTCTGAGATGTTAATGCACTTGATGCCGAGGTAGCAGCGGATGCAGCAGATGTACTTGCTGCAGTTGCTGATCCAAGAATTGAATCAACGTAAGATTTAGGTGTGGCAGAAGAGGTTGACATACCAACACTTGACAGACCAGTAATAACTGGTGTGCCATCAATAATCGGTGATGTAAGTGTTTTGCCAGTAAGTGTCTGTGATCCACCTGTACCAACAACATCTCCAGTTACACCGTGTGCTGTAGTTGCAACTTCGTGAGCACGAGAATCTGTAAAGTCTCTTGCTGATACACCGTGCTCTACAAGAGCACCAACTGAGTGCGCCTTAGCACCTGAGTTATCAATGTTTCTAGTTATCTGATAAGCAGTACCAACTAAACCAGTTACCTCAACCACTTCCTCGTTAGCAGTATCCTTTTCAAGGATAAGTGTATAAGGATATTGGGCTGGTAAATTTACGGCAGCTGCAAGTTCAAGACTTGTAGAGACATTGGAAATAGAATTAGCCAAGGTTGTCTTGGCTGCAATGGAACTATAATAACGTGATGGTGATGGCATTATTACCTCGAGTACTGGATAGTGTTAAGGAAGTTGGCTTGTTGCTTTGATATTTCTTCCGCTAGTCGAACTGTATAAAGTTGGAAGATATATTTTGCTACATTTGTAGAGGCACCAGCAGATACAGGTTGGTCAAGAGCATCAGCAGATACTGATGTCGCAGTAACTTTTCCTGGATCAACTGTTGATAACAGACGATACATAGCACCTAAACGAACTACATCTTCACAAGATGAAGGCAATCCACTAACTGTTAGATCTTGGTTATCAGTAATTGTTGTTGGATACTTTGTATATTGAACACGAACTGGCATACCAGGTTGTGGAGATTCGTTAAGAATCAACGCTTGACCTGTTGTATTGCCATTTAAATAGTTGGTATCTAATCTCCAACGTTTTATCAAAGCCCAGACTCCTGTAGAGTCTGGTAGTTCTGTAGACACACCAGTAATATCTATTAGTGAGTCTGGCATTATGTATGAATAATCGCTACCGTTAAATGTAAATGTTTCATTGGCTATGACAGGAAAATTCATGCCTTTAATTGTTTCAAGAATTGCTCGTTTAACCTGAGTCCGTGGGAACAATGGATTGTTTCTAACAACAGAACCAGATATGTGGCTAGTGGCGGTAGTACCACGCCATCCTCTACCTGTTGGATTTCCAGCAGTACCTAATATCTGAATCGTACCGCTTGCCTGAACGGACTTTTTTACATAAAGAAGTTCATCGTTAATTTCTACAATACCTTTACTTAAAGCAGTAGCATCATCAACTGTTACAGTTAAATCAGATGCTGTTGTTAATGCTGTGGTAATAGTTACAGACTCTTGGTTTCTAACATAAGAACTGACTTCACCAATTGTTTGTTCGGTTAACTGACTGAGTGTAGCCATTATGCTTGAACCGCCTTTCCTAATGTATCGGATGCCATAACAGCAGCCTTAATATCGTGCAACTTTGTGGATCTAGGTTGAATACCTTGTTTTCTTGCATTTCTGTATGCATCTAATTCTGAATTGGCTTGCTTAGATACTGCGCTAGCCAATGGATCTGTAATACTAAAATTTGCTGCTCTTGCACATTCGCCCCAGTTAGCATGGTCTTGGGTCTTACAACCAGATCTACAGTTACTCATCCCAGATGTAATCTCCATAACCTGCTGCTGTTAGCTCAGCAGCTTCAGCGTCTGTAATAACATTGTCATATCCACCACGAAGTACACGTTGGTATGTATTTAAATCGCTATCTTTAGGAACCATTACTGTCTGCCATGTTCCATTATTTTTAATTACAGTCTTACCTACTGGGTAAGACACGAACCAAAGTTCGTGCGGGCGACCAATCTTGTATCGATATGTAGGTCCACGGAATATCTTTGACATTACCATTTCACCTTATCTGCCCAGTATGCTGCCGACATAACACCTTTGTTAATGTTCTTAGCATGACGTGCTTTAAAAGACTGACGTCTTTGTCGGTAAGATTTTGTCTCACCAGATTTCTTTGGAGAACCAGATACACCTTGTTGACCAAACCTAATTGTTTTTACTTGGGAGCCAGACTTGGCTACAACCACATGAGATTTTTTAGGATGGGTAGGCGTTCTCTTTGGTTTATTAAAACCAGATACACCTGCTCTTTTAAGCCTTGGGTCCATTCTTCTTGTACTCTCCAACTTTTCCGAGTATTGATTTAATGCGTCCGTCTTTGTTTACACGAACTACCATTCCATTTTTAATCTGCATTGGGTTAAAACCATCATGGCGTTTATAAGTGCCACTAGAAGACATTACTTCTTCTTGCCCATTTTCTTAACCATTGCTTTTTTTACAGCAGGCTTTACTACCATTTTCTTACCTGACTTCTTAGCTGCTTTCTTTGCCATAGCCATTCCCATTGGAGAATAACTAAATTCTTTTTTTCCTACCATTGGCATTTTTTAATTCCTTTTCTATTAGTGTTTTAAATAGAGAGGGGCTGTTGCCAGCCCCTCTCCACCAAATTAAGACGCGATGCTTGACTTGGATGTAATTACGTAACGTGCCTCTGGGCGGAAGATGTTCCAACCAATCAGAGCCTTCCATCCTGCTGGACGGAAACGCATTAACTTATCTGTAACAGGACCGATAACAGTCTTTGGCTCGTAAGATACAGCCTCAATAAGAGCCTGCTTTCCTAGGATAACTGTGTTGTAGATCTTGTTAGCACCTGTACCAGATAGAGACTCAGCACGAGGAGTTTCGATGTAACGGATCTGATCGTAGATTCCGATCTCACCAGTCCATAGATTTCCTACGCCTGCTTCTGTATAGGTGTGAGGCAATTGCCATACAGCAGATCCACTTGATTGTGCTTCTGAACGAATGTCAAAAGATACATCTGGGTGAATTAATGCTGTGTAGAAACCACCATCACGAGGTGATACTGATGCGCCACGTAGCTTTGCTACACCACGGCGAGCAAGTGCTGCTGTGATGTTTGCTGCTGTTGTAGATGAAGATACATCTTGTCCGTTAAGAACAGACTCGTTGGCTGCAGTAGTTCCTGTGAAGCGACCAGTTGCTAGACCTGTTAGTTTTCTCCAAACTAGGTTGTCAAGAGAATCACGCATGTTGAAAGACAACATGTCGGCAACAGCTGGATCGATTGCAGATAAAGACTCAAGAGCAAGACGCTCAGTTGTAATTACGGAGTTACCGTATTCATCAACAGTAACGTTTACTCTGTTAGTGTTGTTCAACTGTACTGCATCTGGATCTTCGGTCTGTGTTAGTGCTGATGTAGCACGAGATAGATCTGTGTAAACTTGGAATACGACAGTGTTACCAGGGTTTGTTACATCGACAGGACGCTTGTCCGCAAACTTGCGGAACATTGGTTCTGAGCGAAGGTTAAACTCGATATACTTATCATACGCCGTCTGGATCAAGTTCGACATTGTTGATGTCGTAGTTGACGTTGCTGGTGTAGTAGGCATAATTTCCTTCTATTAGGGTTTAATGTGGACTATCAGCGTTTCAAGAAGTTGGTTAACTCTTCTGCACTTGTTGCGTTAGCAATCAAAGAAGAGATATCTCGACCCACATTTGGATCGACATCGCCATCTTCAAAGTCTGATATTTGCTCAAAAGATTGAGCATCAGCGTCTGGTTCATAACCAGCCTCTGACTCGTCAACAGCAGTGATGCCAAAAGCTTCGCCGTATTCTGTTAACCATTCAGATATTGCATCCTCATCGGCTTCAATTTCCGATGGAATGAACTGAGCGATTTTTGGATTGAGTCCGAATTGCTCTAGGATTTCTCCGACTGAAGCTTCGTGACTGTAAGTCTGAAACTCCTCAATAACTTGATCTCTTTCCTTAAGTTGCTTGGAAAGCACATCAACTTGCTTGCGCAGTTTCTTCACTAGATCAGTACCAAAGTCCTCGGTATCGTCTTCGAAGTCGTACTCTGTATATTCTGCCATTGCGTTTTCTCCCTATTAGTTGATTGAACCCTCATCGGGTTTGCACCACACGTACTCCTCACCAGGGGAAGTGATTTGTAGACGTGATGACTACCAGTCTTATACACGTTACCTGGGCTGGTCGATCAGGAACGGAAACTATTTAGATGTCTACTGTTTTATCACGGCGTCCAAGAGACGACGTGTCAATTGCAGATCTTTGTTGGAACTTGGCTCTCTCTTGAGAAGCAAGTTTCTTTTTCCTTATGGTGACATCTGTTCCACCAGCAAGGGCTAACTCTTCACGAGCAAGATCTTGTGTGCCAGCAGTTTCACCATACAAACTCATTAAGCGTTGGTAATCTTTTTGTTGAGTAGCAGCTGCTTGGAATGCAGACTCTGCTTGACCTGCTTTACCAGCACCATAGATTTCTTCTGCAAAAGCCTTATCAGACATTTGACCAGCACGTAGTGCTGCTCCACCAATTTCTGCAGATGTATACATCTTCTTGGCTTCTTCGGTTGTATACTTAAATCTAGAATCAATAACATTAATTGCTCTATCTTTATCTAATAGATAGGCTGTTAGATCCTGGTCAGTTAAACCATAGAAATCTTTAAGTGCTGTTTTAATACCTTGATCGGCATTATTTAAAGCATTCTTTGCGATATTAACACGATCTGTTAATTCTGCTGTGCTTACACCTAAAGCAATAAAGTTAGTAAAGTCTTCTTGTTGATCGTAGAATCCAGGAGGAAGACCTGCTTCTCTAAGGATTTCCTCATAAGCTTTTTCAGTTTGAATGTATTCATAAGGTGTAAGAAGTCTATCTCCAGGACGACCCTTGCCATCAGCCATACGCTTTTTAATTGCTTCATTAGCAGCAAAGCGTGTCTTGTAAGCTTGGCTATTATAAATACTATTGAGAACTTGAGCATCAGTTGGCATGATGTTCTCTTCGTAAACTTTATCAATACTTTCCATGAGCGAATCAATATATGCTTGACCTAGTCCAGTATTTTCAAACATCTTTAATACAGAATCTCTAGCACCAAAATCTTTATATTCTTCTAATCTTGATCCAAGAGTTCCATCAGACATTAACTGATAAACTTCAACTACTCCACCAGTTTTACGAATGGTCTTTTGACCAGCAACCGTTGGTTTAGCAGGCTGTGCAGCAGCAGCTTGCATCGCTGCAATCTGTGCTGTTAATGCAGCAAGTTGATCATTAATTGAATTGGTTGCTGCAACCGTTGGATTAACAAAAGTTGTATCCGTTGCTACTGGCGTAACCGTTGTAGGCGTAGTGGTTGTGGGGGTGGTAGTCGTAGGTGTTGTTGTAGTTGGAGTAGTAGTTGTTGGAGTAGTAGTTGTTGGAGTAGTAGTTGTTGGGGTAGTAGTTGTTGGGGTAGTGGTCGTGGGAGTAGTAGTTGTTGGCGTAGTAGTTGTTGGAGTAGTGCCTTTAACCGCTGGCTCTAAAACAATCTTAGTATTAGAGAAGATAGTTCTTCCGCCATCATACTTAGGATTAGTAGTTAACGCTGGATTTATTTTAAGCAATTCTTTTACAGTTGTGTTATTGCTTTTAGCAATCTGACTTAATGTATCTCCAGGTTTAACACGATAACTTACCTCTGGCTTTGGAGTAACAGGTGCAGGTGTAGTTGCTGCATTATATACCTGTTGAAATTCACCAACAGTTCTTGCCCAATTTGCTGCGTCTTGTGCGCTCATGCTAGGAACCCATGATCTTTAAGGATTGTAGATGCAATCTTTGTTTTCTCTTCTTTAGCTGTTTCTGTAAAGTCAAAGTTTGAATGTCGACGAGCGGTCTTCTTTGCTCCATAAAGATTCATTGGCACAATGTTTCCCTTTTCATCTGTATAGTTAAGAACTTGTTGCACTGTGTCATCATTAAGATCTAGTGAATCTGGATCAACTTCCCATGTTTGTGCAATTGCACTTAGGTATGGATCGGCTGCGTCTCTTAATGTTTGACCACGCATGACTTGATCTTTCAAGCCTGGGAATAATGACATGGCTCTAGATTTTAATTCGTTATCTACATCTTCTGGATTTAATGTTCCAGCAACTAGACCCTTTACGGTAGATTCAAACCATTTTGTAAAGCCAGCGTTTGATGTGGTGGCTGGATAACCATAGTCATAAGCCCTCTGATACAAAGCATTAGCCATAGTTTCAAGTTTTCCATCAAGGTCATAAATGACCTTGCCGTCAATAGTATTAGTTTTATCAAACTTAATTGCATCAGCCATTAACTTATTCAAGAAGTCTTGGTCATATCTCATAACCTTGCCATCTTTAATAATAGCTTGTTGCATCATTTGATCAGCATACTTAATAGCATCAGCAGAGCTGATGGTTAATCCATTGCTATAAAATTGTTTAACAATATTGCTTGCATTTAATTGTAGATCTGCAGCATATTGACCAGGGTTTGTCTCTTTAAAATATCCGTATTTACGTTGAGTATCTGTCTGGTTTTTATACCAAGTGGTTCCCATAATAATCTGTTGCTGTAATCCTGGATCGGTAATCATAGTACCGCTACCATCAAGACCAAGAATTTTATTTAAAGCATCTTTCAAACTTTGATCTGATCCGATAACTGCAGCAGCAATACCAAACTTTGATTGCAAGGTTGCCATAGACAGGGTATCCATCTGAGTAGCACCTGTAGATGAGATACCTGTGTTAACAACACTAGTACTACTACCAGTAGGATAACCAGTTGTTGTCCCACCGCTTGGTGGGGTTGGTGTTATTCCTGGTGTATTTTGTACTGGCTTAGTATCTTTTACCGTAGTTGGAAGAGTAAGTTTAGTTCCACTAAATATGGTGCTGCCACCATTATATTTAGGATTAGTAGTTAATACTGGATTAGCAGCAATAATCTTTGCAACAGTTGTTTTGTTAGCAGCAGCAATCTTAGAAAGGGTGTCTCCAGATTTAACCGTGTATTTATCTGCCATCGCTGACCACCTGTCCAATAGCATTTGGATCTGTCAATAATCCACTTACTAATTTTAAAAAGTTCTTAGCAGCAAATGATTCTGCAAAGTCTGGTTGACTACGAGCAAAGTTGCGAGCAAACATAGTTGGATCAAATCCAGTTGTTTGAGTTCCCTTGGTAACTGTTTGACCAAGAGTTACGCCTTTACCGCCAGGAGATGTAGTCGTCAATCCTTCATATCGAGAAGGTTCCATCATTGCAGCAGCATTTAATCCTGTTGTTCCTGCTGCTATTTCAGCAGCAGAAGCGGTACGACCAAGCTCTTCTTCCATAGTGTCGGAGATTGTTTGAGCACCAGAAGATGGACTGTATTGAGTAGTCTGTTCGGTAATCTGTTTAGATGTTCCGTACTTTGGTCCTTTAGGTTCACCTAAATCTATAGAGCCAGGTCTTATATAATCTAAGTATGCACCTGGATCAATACCATTTGGTTGAGCCCTTAATGGATTATTGATTGTTTGAGTCCAGTCAACGGCAGCATCCATAATCTTTACCAAAGATTTATGGTCGGTAGGTAAACCCCTTGCAGCTGCTGCACGTTTTAATGCATCGTATGCACCTGAGTTTGTTTCACGTAGGTTTTTAAAAAAGTTCTTAGCTTCAGCTACTGAAGCACCACGACCACCTTGGCGATTAGTAAAACCCTCAATGTAAATTTTATTTACATTGTATTCAACGCCTTCTTCAGCCATTACTTAGGTCTCCTCATTACTAGATCTGGGTTTAACTCAGGCATACTGTTTAAGTATCTTGTGGCAAATACACTAAATTCATCAGATGCATTCTGCAAGAAATCAAAATGGAATTGCGAGAACGATGCTCTCATGTCATATCTCATGGCTTCGGTTGCACCAGCAGCTTCATATCTTTTATGAAATTCTTCGGCTTGCTTTAACCACATGGCAATGTCTGACCATTTGTTTGATTCTACGTCGGCTTGCTTTCTCCAGTTCATGTCACTTGCTATGACCTTAACTACAGGAAAAAGTTCTGTCCAAAAATCTTTTCGATTGTCGTCTCGAGTGTCTGCCCATCCAGGATATTTAATGGCAAGTTCTTCAACTCTAGATTTGTAATCATCTTGGATTCCACTTGATTCATATCGTGGATCGTAGGTAGAACCTACTCCAAACTCATACATTCTTGCGTTTCTTAACTCTTCCAACCTGTTAAATTCAATCCAACCAAGGTTTGATTCAACCTCTTTTTGAATTTCATCTGCGGTTTTTTGTCTACTGATTGGAGTCTTAGCCTTGCCAGGAAAATCCAAATACTTATATATAGAAGCAACAACAGATGAATACTCGCTGGTTAATTCTTTTCCATATCCAGTTGAAAGCATTCCAGCGTACTTCATATTAGTACGTGCAACCTTTGTTAATAGATCTGGATTATCTCTAACAATCTTTACATCATCATAAGATGATGAAAGACCAGCAACATTCTTTCTTGTTGAACCTAATAGAACAAAACCATCATAGCCCCAGTCTTTTTTAAACTGAGCATCTGCTGCATCATAATCGCCTTTATTACCCTCAACTAATTTAGCGTAATAATCAATTGCTGATCTAGTTACAGGATCAAAGGTGATTGATATGGGTGAAAAGAATTGAACTGAAGCACGGATAAAGTTCATCCATCCTTCGTTCTTTGCTGCTTGATCAAGAGTTGGCGGTTCGCCAACTTCACCATTTCTAACCCATTCAGCAACAGCAGCTTTGTAACTTACTGTAACGCCATCAAACCAACGCTCACCTTTATCAACACCAATTGCCTTTAACAGTGATTGCATGTAGCCTGGCATCATTGTTGATGCATAAGTATGAAATAAGGTTTGACCTTCTGATGGGTATCCTCCATAAAGAATGCTGTTCTCATAGAAGTCATCGCCAAATAATTTACGTAAACCTTTATCTATTTCCTCGCCATAAATACCAAATGGCGTGCCAAGACCAAATCCATTATTTATTAAACTAGATAGTGATCCGCTTCCAACCCAAGATACGCTTGGATCTCCAATCATAAACTCTAATTGCTTAGGGTTTACTCTTAGTCCACCACCACGTTCGTCAGTAAATGGTCTTAGTATGGATTTCATTTGTTCTGGAGTCTTGTTATAAATAGGGAACTTAACAGTTACTGGTGTTCCTTTAGGAACATCTCTAATAGACTTGTAAGTATTTCCTTCTCTATCTTCATATGATTCAAACTCATCCAATGCTTGGGTAATACTGCTATACCAATAAGCATTCATAGGGTTCTTCGCTAATAAGCGAAGAGCCACAGCCTGTGAGTTAAAGAATGCTACTGGGAAGCTCATTGCATAACGAGCAGCATACATACCATTTGTAAGACGACGAGATGAATAAAGAGTTTGCTCTACTCTAGCCAAAGCTTTGCGTCTAGCAATATCATTAAGTTGATTATTAATAAAATAATCTGATGGATCTGCGCCTGTTCTACGAGCATTGGTAATCAATGTTCTAAGTTCTTCACTCCAGTATTTTTTAAACAGTGGAGCACGAACCATTTTAGTTTCTGCGTCTGCAAGAATCTTCCATGCTGCATCGGTAGTGCCACCTATTCGAGCACCAACACGATCCACCCTATTAAGATCGGATAGATTAATGTTTGGTCCTTCAATTGTTTCAGCAAGATCAGGACGGTTCTTCATCAGTGCAGTCATTTCATCAATTGAAATCGGACGCTCTAAAATGATATCTCTTACTTCTTTACTTGGATACATTGTAAGAAGCTTGTCTTTAGTTTCACTGATCCAGGTGGTGTAATCGTCTTTAGTCTTATAGCCTCTGTCAGCCATACGACGACGCCATTCACGACCTGCGTTTCCAGATTGGTAAATCCAATTAAGGACATCTACATCTTTATCGCCACGCATAATCATGCCAAGAGGTAACTCAAGTTCGTTACGAATCTGACGATTAGCAATGTGGGCTAAAGCGTTAAAGTAAGCTTCGCTGTCTGCACGATCAATACTTACGAATCTACGACCTTCAGCACGTAAACGATTATTAATCTCAGAGCGCATTCCAGTTGCGTAGAAATTCTCCAAGGTATCGATTTCAGTCATGTAAGCCTGAGATCCACGTTGGTTAGGATCTAGTAAACCTTTAATAGTGTAGGTCTTACCATCGATTTCCCATTGTTCTTCAACTTGACCTAAGCGTTTTTGCTGCTTCTTGTCTCCACGAGCAATAATACCTGGAGCAATCTTTGCTCTTTGCTTTTCAATTAATGAAGAAATACCTTGAACAATGTGAGCATTGCGGTTTAATTCAGTCTGAATAGAAAGAAAGTTTTCTTCTGCTTCGGTTACTAAATCATCTGCTGCATGCTTTGCATCAGTTGCTTTACCTTTATTTGCCTTAGAAGCTTTTGCTAAAGCAGCCTCTGCTTTTCTTTGAACCTCTAAAGCTTTTTCAAATTCTTTCTTAGCTTTATCAAAACTTACCTTAGATTCATCCCATGCTTTAATATATTGAGGGAACTTCTTATCTCTGGATATTTGACGGATCTGTTCTAAGGCATGTTGCTCAGCTTTATAAGCTTTATTGCCAGGCATGTTTGGAACAAACTTAGATAAGTTTGTAAGTCTAACGCTGTTGTTGTATAAAGCGTTTTTAACCGCTGGGACAGCGTTACGGAATAACTCTAAACTTTCTGTTGCCATAGATGCACGAGCCAAAGGATCTACAATAGAGTTCTTTGGGATGTATGCAATGCGTAAAAGGTTTAAGTTGCTAAATACCATGTTGGCTACATCAAACAATTGATTTAAAGCCATACCTGTTTGAGCTAATCTAGCACTTGTTACCTGACCAGGTGTGATTGGTCCTTCTTTTAACTCTCTATTAACATGAAGAATGACTTCAGTCTCTAATCTACGGAAGTCAAGCATTGGAAGCGTCTGCGCTTCATTAGAGATAGAGGTAAAGTTGTTAGTGATATTGATTGTTCCCTGCTCATCAGGAATCATTCCGTTATCTACCGCATACTTCTTTAAAGTTTGACGTCTTCCTGTCTTACCAGATACCCATTTGCTAATTTGTTCAATGATTGCTGCGTTCTCTTTAGCAAGTTTAGGGTTAGCGACATCTAGTAACTCATTAACTCCATACTTTCTACCAAGTTCGATGAACACACTCTCTTCGATCTTGGCTAAAGCAATGGCACGTTGAGTATCTGTCTGTGCAGCAAGGAATCTCTCAACTTGCTTACGCTTAAACTGGGTACCTTCAGTACCACGAAGGAACTGTAGACGGTTTAAGTCAGATAGTAGGTCGGTTGCAGCTTCAAACCTACGTGGGTTTGAAATATTTATGTGTCCTTGAGGACGACCTGATCCAACATATGCAATAACACGGACGCCACGTTCATATTGATTGCTCTGGTATAACTTTGAACGCCATCCTTGACCACCATCTTCACCAAATAATTTTAAGTCACCATACTTGGCTTGAAGTTTAACTTTATTCTTGGCTAACTGTAGTTGTTCATACTTAGTAAACTTACCTGGAACAAAATCTACACGCTCACCTTCACCAACCATAGATGCAAAATCATCTAATGCGCTAGCAAAGGTTTTATCTTTAGCCTTTTTAGCTTCAACAATTCTTTTATAGCGATTGGTTAGATCTGGAGTTAAATGTTCATCCTTAATTTGATCCCAATCACTTAACGGTGCGTAATCTTTAATACCAAAGTTATCAATATGGTCTGCCTCTAGAGGCTTACGTTGCATAAATCTAGTAAATGCGGTTGCGTCACCACGCTCTGCCAGTAAATAATCTGCAACATCGTCATGATTATCGAGACGAGATAAGATTGTTGCTGTTCTAACTGGATTATTTGTTTCAGTAACAAGTGGGTTTGCAGCCAACTTAGTTAAGTTTGTTTCTTTTACTGCATCATCAACCAAGACTGCTAAACCATTTGGTGGCGGAGTGCCATCGGCACGAGCAGCCCAGTCAGTTGTAACTTTAAGGTTATCTCTAAAGGCGGTTAGATCGCCATTACGAATAGTAGTTGGTCCAACTACAGCATTCTTAGCACCACTAGTTATATTTCTAGCACCTTTGGTTCCTAAAACAGCAAGGGCTAGGTCTGTAGAACCAGACGCAAAGATACCAATCCATTCATCTTTAAATGCTTTGTTTCTTTGTTGGTCATCAAAGACATTGAAACCTTCATCTGTAAAGGTTGGACCCAGATCACCTGGAATTGCCTTACCGATTGCTGCTCCGATAGGTGCAGCAATAGATTGACCCATAGAAATTTCTTTAGATTTTTCTTTTGCGTAAGCAAAACTGTTAAGACCCTTGCCTCTAGCAAGTGCTTGTGGTGTTAAAGCTAAGGTAGCAGCACCTTGAGTTATTGGAACAATAACTTTAGATGCAAGGTTCATTGCACTTAGTGCAACGTTGGTAAGATTTCTTGTAAAAATATTACCTTCTTGTCCCTTCTGAATAACATCAGTTAGGACTTCACCAGCTTTAGCTTCAACTTTTCCAACCTTAGTCTTATCAACAACTTCGGTTGCTTGTTCCTTAACAAATTTCTTTACAGGAGAAGGTGTGTCAATCTCTGGTTCGTTTGCAAAGGTATCTCCCCAGCCTGACCACTTACTCATTTATTGCCTTCCCCTTTGTTGTTAACTCTTCAAGGAGAGTAAATCTTTCATCATCATTTTCAAAATCAATTCGGGCTAAATCCCAAGCAACAGGAGCCATATCAAATCCTAAATATTCAAGGTTCTCCTCAAATTTCTTTAAGATTTTCATTTATACACTCCCTGTTTGACTCCGAATAAATTTGATAAAGGCTTTCATGGTGCCTGATGATTGATCTGAATCTGCATACGCTTGCATTAATGGCATATATTTAGCCATCATTGTTAAATCTTTTACTTGATTATCTACGTAAGAGTTGAGCCCAAGTATTTCTTTACCTGGACCAGGACCTGCGTCAACACCTGCAGTAACAAACTCATTTGGTCTACGTGTTTCCGCAGTTAGCGGAACTATGCTGTCTAAAGGGTTTGCTGCTTTAGCCATTGGTGCTGCTGCCTGCTCTGCCTGGAATTGTTTTTGCTCGCCGTAGGCTGCATTAGGAAGTTGTTTTGCCCCTTGTGATGGAGGTAAGTCACTTCTATTTGACATTGGACCTGGCATAGGAACGGCAGCGGGATTAATCATCGACATGCGTCACCTATTTCTTAGTTGGAATTTTTACCTTTGTACCTGACCAGACCATGCTGCCACCTTTGTACTTAGACTTTTTGTCAGCAATCTTTGGATTAGCAGCTAATAGTTCTGATAGTTTTACGCCAGATGTTTTAGCAACACCTGAAAGCGTGTCACCTTTTTTAATTGTATAAGATGTAGTTGAACCACCTGCACCAACTGTAGGGATATTTCCCTTGCCAATAAATCTACCTTGACCAGTAATGCGTGGTTGATTGCTACGTTGTTTATTTGTTGTTGCTGGTGGAGTAGTTGTTGATCTAGAGACTGTTCTCTTCTCACCACCACCGACTGGAAGGCTTCCAATTCCATAAAGGGTTGCGCCAATACCTGTAGCACGAAGTGCTCTCTTGCCTTTAGACATTGCTTTAATATCAGCATTGGCAGCTTTACGAGCCTTGTTTGCAGCAATAACTTTGGTTCCTGGTTTAGCAGCGGATGCTGCTTTAGCAATCTTTGCTGTTTTAGTTCCAGCAATTGCACCTTTAATAAGTGATCCTGCTTTAAGGAATTTACCTGGACCTGCGACGGTTGCAGCAATCTTTGCACCTTCTAGTGCAACTTTGCCTACTTTACTAGCAGTAGATGCTTTCTTAACAGGGGCTTTCTTAACTGTAGCAGCAGCCTTAGCTCTTATTTCTTTTTGTACCTTTGGTGTTAAACCTTCTGGTCGAGTTGTTCCCATTTTAGTTTTAGGATCATAATTTACTACCTTAGCAACTTTTTTCATTTGCTTGCCAGTAACTGGACCTTGCTTCTTAACCGCCGTAGCAGCAGACTTGGCTGCTGTAGCAACAGGTCCTGCAGCTTTAGCTGCTACCTTTGCGCCTTTTTCTTGACGGAACAAAGCCTTGTTAAGTGCAGACTTTGGCTTTACGCCTTCTTTGACAAGCTTGTCATAGATTGCTCTACCTTCTGCATTAAGTTCTTTACCTGCAGCAAAACCTTTTTTAACAACTGGTGTTTTAGTCTTATCGGCTACTGCCTTGCTAACTTCACCCATTGTCTTAGTGCGTTTACCATTTTTACCAATAACAGATTTATATTTTGGCGTTTCTGTTGCTGCAGCTTTTTTAACATCTCCTGCAGTCTTTACGGTTTTAAATCCTTTAGGTCTGATCTTCTTACCGTCTTTATCAATCTTATAACTTTGTGGCTTTGGCTCTGTAGCAGTTACTGCGCTACGAACTTTGCCAGACTCGGTTACTTTAGGTTCTGGTTTAGATGGAGCAGCTTTAGGTGCTCTATCTTTAAACTTAGGATTAGAATCGTAATCTGCCTGAGTAGCTTTCTTACCCATGTACTCACCAAACTCAGCTCGCATCTTAGAACGGAAAGCTTCGTTAGAAGCTGCTGTAGTGCGCTTGTATTCTGCTGCTGCTTCTTTTGGTGTGATATTAGTGGTCTTAATTTTATTACCTTTATCGTCGGTAATATATTTACCTTTAGCTTCTTTAGATACTTCACTAAGAGCTTTTTGATCATCAGCAGAATATTTAACAAGAGGACTTTTATCTTTTAGTCCTGCTTGTTTCTTTCCACTAAAAACCTTTTTAGCGTCTTTTCTGGCAGCCTTACGTGCCTGCCTAAATTTCTTGGGAGTCTTGGCTGCCATGTTTATCCTTTACTTATAAAATAAAATTACTTAAGCTTGTTTGTGTTGCCCTTGATGCCTTTAGGGGTGATTCCTTGCTTTACGTTTCCGCCACCCTTAACTGCTCCGCCATTCTTCTTGCCCATCATTGCGCTTGCAGTTGGAGCCTTTGCTGGCTTTCCTTGCTTTCCGATCATTTGTTTCTCCTTGTTATGCTGGTATTTGGCGAGTAACTCTCGCTGATAGATTTGGATTTCCTCCACCAGTAAGTCCTGCTAATAACTCTTGCATTGCTGGACGTGCTTGTGGAAGTTGTGGTGCTGGACCACCAGCCATTGGCTCAGGACCTGCTGGTACTTCTGGCATGCCTGGTTCTGCTGGTTGTTGTTTTGGTGCTGGTTCTGGTTTAAATGCATTTGCTACCGCATCTTCTAAGGCAATGCCTTTCTTGCGGTCATTAATAACACTTGCCATCTTTTCAACAATCTTCATTGGATCTTGACCTTGTGCAACCATTTGTGGAATTGCTGCAGCCATTTGAGATACAGATGCTTTAAGAGAATCACGCATCTCTTCGATGTCAATTGCTCGCTCTTCTTCTCCAGCATTTAATGAGATAGGAAGGTTGCGACGCAACATTCCACGAGAGATTAACTTATCTCCTCGAGCTTGTAGACCCCATACCAATGCTCGGTTAGGATCTAAACCTGCCATTAAACCGTATTCAACGGTTACGCCATAGTTACCATTAATATCTGAACTTGGCTTGTATTTTAATTTATATGGAACTCCGTTGGCTGTTGCAGATACTTCACGGCTTAGATCAGTAAAGTACGCTTCATCAGTTGCAAATGCAAATGAGATTGCTTGACCTATTGCTTCGCCAAGGATTGATTGGTAAATCTTAACTTGTGAATCGTATCCAGCCATAAGTGCTTTAACACCTTGACCTGTAACGACTGAACCTTCTGCTTGTCCTGCACGAGCTTGAGGAAAGCGAGTTCCTAATTTCATTTCATCTGCTAGAACATTGTTCTCAGCAAAAGCATATTGAGGTACGTCTAAATTAATCCTACGAATTTTCTCAGGGCTGTTCGAACGAATGACCGAATCAGGACCAACGGAAAGAGAAGTAACATCATTAGGAAGAGCAAGGGGAGCTTCAACAGACTTTTGAACAGCTTCCATCGTAAGGAGCGCAAGTCTTGCTTTCGCTGCATAGACTGGGAGTACGTCATCAAATTGCCCTCTGGTTTCGCCATCGAGTGAAGGACGTTGAGCAATTGCAACTGGTACCACACCTGTCTTGTTTGGTGTTGTCGCAAGAACTAAACCTCCACGATCTGGCAAGAATAAAACAGTTCTATTCTTATCTGTCCAACGCACAACCTGTAGTAATGAGTTACCATCACCACGAGTAAATGTATTGGTTTGTAAAATTTTATCAGCATGCTCAGGGAAATGAGCTGCTAGATCTCCCGCTTTACGATGATATAAACGAGCGTAGGTGTTTACAACACCGAAGCGATCCATATCATAATAAGCACCCATAGAGTTTTCAATATGGATGTGTGGTCTCTTGTCTTTAAAGTTTGGTTCAACTCTAATAGGAACGAAACCGTATGTTGCTAGTTGATCTGCGCCACGCAGTAACTCTGTACCAAGTCTAGATGATGCTACATAGTAGTTAGCAATCTTTGTACGCTTGTCAGCTTTGGTACGCTGGTTATCATCTAATGATGAATCACCAGCAGCAGTAATGGTAGGTAGAACACCGACTTGTTCAGAAACATCTCGAGCAACTACGTCAATAAGGTTGGCAATAATAGGACGTGACCAAACACCTTCGGGAAATAATCCTCGAAAGACTTGATCTGATTGTCCAGCTCTAACTAATGCAACCTCGCGCATGCGCTTATCGCGCTCGGAGTTACGAGCTTTTAGTTGCTCAAAGGCTTGTTGTAGTTCTATCATTAATGTCACAATCTCGCAGTCCGCTGCGATGCAGCTAGATCATCTAAGTTGATGATGTACCGAGACTCGATGTCTCCCCTACTAGTAAATTGATTACTCATAAAGTTAGGTACATTTGCTGAAGTAAGTAAAGTTTCTCTTGCTACGATCTCACAGAACCACAGTGCCATGACTGCGTCCATCTTGAGTTTCTTGCCTTGTACTCCTGGTTGCCAGGTTACAAGTTGTTCGATTAACTTCTTTACGTGTTCATTCTTTGAGCTGTCTGGTAATTCAATTAAGTTATCGCCAGCATGCTTAAAGTTATTCATGACACCATCCCGCTTGGTAATGGTGCCGAATAAAGGAGCGAGTGAGGCTACGCCGAACTCGGGATCCTGTTTGTTGTTTCCTGTGTAATGAGGTCTGTAATTGATTCCTCGTGTCGACAGGAAGTTACGAATCTCTTCGTCTTGTGTAAGGAAAAGCTGAAAGGCATTTGATTCCACAATGACCACATGCGGTTTATACGCATCGGTCCACTCCTTGATTAGAGAACGGATTGCTGCAGGTGTAGGGGCAGTCATGATGTGAACATCCATGACATAGCGTTTTTGTGTTCTGCGATCAACCGCATAGGCAACAGCAGCGGTATCCCCAGACATTGCTGGGTCTATACCAATGACTCTAAAAAAGTTATTAGAGTTCTCAGGATGTCCTGCTGCGCCTGCAACCAGCGCACCCGATTTTCTCATTCCATTTACTGCGCCTCTGACGCACATCGGGTCGAAGATTGCATTCTCCGCAATATCGAGGTTCTGGTATACCAGTGACCACTTAGATGGTCCTGCCTCGTTACGGACCGCCGTTAGACGCGGTCCTGTCCATCGATCAAATAAACCATTCTCGTCGGGTACGTCAGTATCCGTAAGAGGTTCTTCGGTCTTCTCCCAAAGGGTTTTCCAATCCTCTGGCTTGTCTGCATATTCTAAGACTGCAGGCATGGACAAATATGACCAAGGGAGTACACCATCGGTGTAGTGGCTTGGATTTCTTAATTCTTTATATAGATCAACTGCTGACACTCTGGTACCAACTACCAAGAGTTGACCGCCTCCTGGCGGTAGACGAGAAGCAACTTCCTGTCGAATCCATTCTTGTTGTTTAGCCCACTCTGAAGCATTACTCAGAGTGACCACGTCATCGAGGACGATGAGATCGGCACGGTTTCCATAAACCTGCCCGCCCATACCAATAGCTTCAATGGTTGGGTCTTTAGCATCTGACTCACGGACATCAGCACCAAGGTATACCTTAGTAGCCGACCACTGGTCAGCGGTTGCTTTATAACCATCGGTAGGACCAAAGGCGACCTGAAGGTCGGCATACCGAGGATGCGTCAAGCGTTGCTTGATCGCATACAAAAACTTCTTTGCTTGTTCCTGTGTCTTGGATATAACCATGACATTAATGTTGGGATTCTTAACTACTCGATAAGTTACGTAGTTAATTGTGATGGTCATGGTCTTAGCATGGTTAGGGGGTACGTTTACCAAGAGGCGGGATAAGCCCGCCGATCCCTTTTCATAAACCATGGAATCATGTAACCAAGAAGGATCTCTGCCTTCTAACATGTCAACTACGTTGAGCATGTGGGGTGGTACTTTTACACCAAGATACTTTTGAGAGAACTCTGCAAAATCGGACAAATTGGACCGAGCTTCACCAGCGAGGTCTGCAGTTCTAAACCGAGCATTATCAATTAAAGCAGAGAAGCCCTCGGCTTCTCGGCGTTGGGTATCATACCAAGATCTGGATCTACCAATAACTTTTAAAGCATCGGCAATAGTGCGCCCTTGGCGCACCAAGAGGATAAGTTCTTTACGAGCTTCCTCTGGTGTTAATTGTCTTTCCAACGTTCCTCCAGTGCCTGTAGGGGTCCACAGGGGTCTGGACAGAAGTATCCCCACTATTGCATATAAGTTCTTTAGGGCGGGCTAAATGCCCGCCTTAGAAGGCTCAGTGGAACTTCGCCTTATACTTATATAGGGGTCTAGAGCGTCGGCGTGTTTCAAGAGCAAATTAAAACTTTTTTTCTTGGTATAACAAAAGTGCTGGTCAGACGCTACTTCTGGTGAA